CGCATTCTGTCTGAGGGCATGAAGAAGCTGTTTAAGCTGATCTTGCAGTTGTCCGTGAAGCACCAAGACAAGCCGCGCATGGTCCGCATGCGCAACGACTGGGTGCAGGTTGACCCACGCAACTGGGACGCCACCATGGACGTGGCCATCAACGTGGGCATGGGCACCGGCGACACCGAGCAGAAGATGCAGATGCTGGGCATGATCGCCGCCAAGCAGGAGCAAGCCCTGATGCAGATGGGTCCGATGAACCCACTGGTGACCCCTGCGCAGTACGCCAACACGCTGCGCAAGATGGTCGAGCTGTCTGGGTTCAAGGACGCCAGCCAGTTCTTCAACGCCATCCCCGCCGACTACCAGCCACCACAGTCGCAAGAGCCTGCCAAGCCCTCGCCAGAGGAGATGCTGGCACAGGTGCAGGTCCAGTCGATTCAGGCCGACATCCAGAAGAAGGCCGCAGAGCTGCAGCTTGAGCAGCAGAAGATGCAACTGGCCGACGACCGCGAGCGCGACAAGATGGACGTCGACAAGTTCATCAAGCTGCGCGAGCTGGAGCTGAAGTACGGTGCCGTGATCAATGAGCAGCAGTTGAACGTGCAGGTCGAGCGTGACCGCATGGCCATGCAGGCGCAACAACAAGGAGTTATGTAATGGACGAAAAACGAAAAATTATTGAGCGAGGCCGACGCGCCTCAACGATCACCAGCCTTGACTCAGTTGTCATGGAAGCGTTAAAGGACCTAGAGGATCGTTACACAAACGAATGGAAAGACAGTAAAGTTGAGGAGAGCGTCAAGCGCGAGTCGGCCTTCATGGCTGTCAAGGTGCTAGACGACCTCAAGACCCAGCTGCAAACTTATGCTGAACGTGGCAGATTTGCCGAGAAGCAGTTGCAGAAGGAAACTTTGCAGTAACATAGGAACCTAATCAATGAGCAATAACACTACGGATTCATCCAGTGTTCAGGCCATGACCGCCACTCAGGCGGCAAATGCCATCGAGTCGATGCTGTCCGGCGATGCCGACAACCAGCAAGATGAGGAGGCGCTGATGGACGACGAGGAGTCGCCCGAACCCGTCGAGGAAGACGAGTCTGAAGAGGAGAACGCATCAGACGAGGAATCCGAAGACGAAGAGTCTGAAGGGGATGAGGACACCGAGCAGGAAGTCGAGCCACAGAAGTTCACCGTCAAGATCGACGGCAAAGAAGTTGAAGTGACGATTGACGAGCTGCAAAAGGGTTACAGCCGCACGGAAGATTACACGCGCAAGACTCAGATGCTTGCTCAAGAGCGCAAACAGGCTCAAGCAGAATTTGAGGCGGTGCGTACCGAGCGTGCCCAGTACGCTCAACTGTTGAATGCTTTGCAAGACCAGTTGCAGCAAGCGCAGCAGCCCAACGTCGATATGGACCGTCTTTACAACGAAGACCCCATCGAGTGGGTGAGGCAGCGCGAGATGCAGCGCGTCAATGCCGAGAAGGCTATGGCTATCCAGTCAGAGCAGTCTCGCTTGATGCAGGAACAGCAACGGGAAAACCAGAAGGCCATGCAGGCCCGTCTCGCACAAGAGAAGGAACTGCTGCTGTCGGTGGCACCGGAGCTGAAAGACCCAAAGGCGGCGGCGCAAGCCAAGTCCTCATGGATCGAAGCGGGTAAAGCAATCGGACTGACAGAGCAAGAGTTGAACAGCGTGACGGATCACCGAATCCTTTTGGCCCTGCGCAAGCTGGCCATGTATGACTCGATGGTCGCCAAGCGCCAGAACTTAAAGCCAACGCAGTCGGCTCAGAGGACGGCCAAGCCGGGAACGGCAGCCAAGAAGCCACAGTCGAGTGAGATTAAGCAAGCTCAACAGCGTCTCGCAAAAGGTGGGCATGTCCGCGACGCGGCAAGCCTAATCGAACGACTCTTATGACTTTTTGAGGTATTTAAAATGGCTATCGCAACAAACACATTTCTGACTTACGCAGCAAAGGGCATCCGAGAGGACTTGAGCAACGTCATCTACTCGATCTCACCAGAAGAAACGCCCTTCGTAAACAACGTCGGCAAGGGTTCAATTTCCAGCGTTTCGTATGACTGGCAAACGGACACTTTGGCCACGGCAGCAGCTAACGCGCAGCTCGAAGGCGACGAAACTTCTTACGACGCAGTGGTCGCCACTGTTCGTTTGCAGAACTTCGCACAGATTAGCCGCAAGTCGGTTGTGATCTCTGGTACAGAAGAAAAGGTTAATAAAGCAGGCAGAAAATCTGAGGTAGCATACCAAATCGCTAAGCGGGGCGCTGAGCTAAAGCGAGACATAGAGTTTGTCTGCTTGAGCAATCAAGCCGCCGTGACTGGTGACAGCAGCACCGCACGCAAGACTGGTTCTTTGACCGCCTTCTTGAAGACCAACACCAACTTTGACGCCACCACTGGTGCAGGTTTGACCCCCGGTGAAGACCCAACCTACACCACCGTGCCCAACGACGCACGCACCGATTCGTCTACCCAGCGTGTCTTCACTGAAGCCATGTTGAAGGACGTGATCCAGCAAGTGTGGACCGAGGGCGGCACGCCTAAGATGTTGATGGTTGGTCCCTTCAACAAGACCAAGGTGTCGGGCTTCGCTGGTATCGCTGAAACCCGCATCGCTGCGACCAACAAGCCCACGACCATCATCGCGGCGGCTGATGTCTATATTAGTGATTTTGGTTCAGTTTCCATCGTCCCTAATAGGTTCCAGCGTGAGCGTGACGCCTTTGTGCTTGATCCTGAGTTCGCATCGGTGGATTACCTCCGTCCTATGCAGACCATGGACATGGCCAAGACCGGTGATGCAGACAAGAAACTTATGCTCGCCGAGTGGGGTGTTCGTATCAAAAACGAAAAAGCCCACGGCGGTATCTTTGACTTGACCACCTCCTAATAGGTGAATAAAAGGGCCGGGGTAACACCCGGCCCTTTTTTTAAGGACCAACATGTCTGACGTACTTGACACAAAAATTGTCTCGGAGAACCGGGCGATTGGGCAGCACCAGAAGATGCATTTCCATGATGATGGTGCCATCACGATTGAGACGGTGCAGGACATCACCGATGTCGTAGAGGCCAACAAGGCCATGTACAACCAGTTTGATGAGCGCACCAACTGGAAGGGCGACTTGCACAAGGTGGCGAGCATTCCGATGGCGATTTACTACGACTTGAAGGCCAAGGGTATTTTGGACGACCCCGTGGCCATGAAGGCTTGGCTGAACAACCCCGACAACCGGGTGTTCCGCACGCGGCCCGGACAGGTATGATTTGCCCATGTCAATCACCAACTACACAACACTGAAGTCGGCCATTGCTGACTTCATCAACCGCTCGGACCTGACCGCAGTCATTCCGACGTTTATTTCGTTGGCAGAGGCGCAGATGGAGCGCCCACTGCGTGTGCGCCAGATGATTGAGCGGGCGACCGCTTCGGTGGACACGCAGTACAGCGCGGTGCCTGCAGACTTCTTGGAGGCCAAGACTTTCAAGCTAACCAGCACCACACCAATCCAGCCGCTGGCGTTTGCCACGCCAGAGCAGATGGACGACTTGGATGCCAGCTTGGGCAGTGCCGTGGGCAGGCCAAGGAACTTCACCATTGTCGGCAACCAGCTGCGGGTAAGCCCAACACCCGACAGCGTGTACACGGCAGAGTTGGTGTACTTTGCCAAACTCGACAAGCTGTCCGACAGCAACCCCACCAATTTCTTGTTGACCTCATCACCTGACGCGTATCTCTATGGGTCGCTGATGCAAACCGCGCCGTACCTCAAAGATGACGAGCGTGTTGCGGTGTGGGGCACGCTTTACAATACCGCGATTGAGTCGATAAAGTTTGCTGATCAAAACGCAAGCGCCAGTGGCCTGATCAAGGCTCGGGTTAAATCTTTTGGAGCACGATAATGGCAAGTTTTTCAGACTACAGCGAAAACCTCGTCCTGAACTTTTTGTTCACGACCAACACGGCAACACGCCCAACCGCTTGGTACGTGGGCCTGTTTACTGGTGCCCCGTCTGACAGTGGTGGCGGCACCGAGGTCTCTGGCTCGGGCTACGCCCGCAAGGCCACCGGCACCATCACCGTGTCTGGAACGGCCACCACGGCCACCAACAGCGCGGCCATCGAGTTTGATCCAGCATCTGGCGGCAACTGGGGCACGATCACCCACGCGGCCATCTTTGACGCGTCAACCAGCGGCAACATGCTGGCATGGGCACCACTGACCACGCAGCGCATCATCAACGATGGCGACGTGTTCCGCGTCCCTGCGTCCAGCCTGACCATCACGTTGACCTAAGATGGCTGCATACGGCTCCGGCTACTACGGCGGGGGCAACTACTCCTACGGCGTCAGCCTTGGAGCTGCCGACATCACCGCGACGAGTTCCGCTTCCATCAGCGGGACTCGTTTTGTCTTTGGCGCGTTTGATGTTGTTGCCAGCTCCACGGTGGCCATTGACGCGGTTGCGGTCAAGTTTGGCGAGATTGGCATTGCCGCCGAGTCCACCGCAACCATTGTCGGGTTAAGGATTGCTGACGGTGCCTTGGCCATAGCGTCGCAATCGGCTGTGGCCATTGCCGCTCGGCGGGTGGCCTTGGGTGCTGCCGATGTTGTTTCTGCGTCTGACGTGGCTGTGGCGGGGCAGCGTTTGGCCATTGGGGCCGCTGCGGTGGTTGACGAGTCAGCCATGGCGGTGGACGCGATCCGCATTGCCTTTATGGCCGCGACGGTGGCGTCCGACTCTGAGATGCTGATCGACTCCAACGTGATCGTCAATCAGGGCATTGAGATTGACGCGTCGTCGGTCATGGTGTTTGCGGCAAGGCGCGTGCGCAGTGCTGGGGCCATCTACGCTGGCCTGTCGTCCATGACCGTGAATGGTGTGTTTAAGTGGAACGACGACCCAG